TCCTCCCCTGAGCAAGTACTAGAGACTGCATACAATTATGTGGTTAACGGCAATCCGACTTTCTCCGGTCTCGTTCAAAAAATGACCGCAAAGCCGGTAATACAGCAGCAGCAAGCAGTAGCCCAAAAGGCGAAACAAGCTGCCAAATCAATATCTGGCTCCGCCGGTAGCGGGACTCCCAGGGTACAATCAAAATCACTAGGGGATAACCTGCGGAGGCGATTCATAGGAGAATAGCCATACGGTTATCCCATAAACTTTAAGGGATAACTAAAATGGCTAATTTAGAAGAGGCAATTGTATCAACCCTCTGGGATCAGTCAGAAGAGATAGCGGATTTGGTACTTCACCACAACCCGCTTACCTCGACTCTGGACGAGAAGGGAAGAATTAAGAAGATTGGCGGCGGCTATGAGCTGCGTAAGCCAGTAATGTATAACGATGCAGCAGTAGGTGGATTTTATCAGGGATATCAGGCATTTGACCTATCCTCGATTGATGACCTTACAGCTTTCCGTTTCCAGATTAAGCAGTGCTATGAGCCTGTAGCGATGAACGGACGTGAGAAGCGTGCGAATCGTGATGAGGCTGCTTTGCTTGATCTAGCTGAGGCTAAGATGGAAGCTGCTATCGAGCGCCTAAAAAATACAGTTTCTACCTCCCTTCGTGGCGATGGAACTGGAGCTGGTGGACTAGAGTTTGACGGTGTTAAGAAAGCCGTTTCAACTTCTCCGTCTTCTGGTACTTACGGTGGAATTGATCGTACTGCTAACCTTTGGGCTAGAAACTACGCAACAAACGTAACTCTTTCAGCTGCAAACGTTCAGGAGAACATTACCGATGTTATCAGCCGCTTAACTCGTGGCTCTGAGGCACCGGACCTTGGTCTTATGGATCGTACAGCATGGAAGCATCTCCATAGCTCACTAACTGCAATTCAGCGTATTCAGCTTCCTACAAAGAAGGCTGTAGCTGGATTCCGTGTTCTTAGCTATGACGGATGCGATTTCGTATTCGATGGTGGATACGGATCGTCAGTTCTTGAGTCGAACTCATGCCGATTGCTCAATACTAAGTATTGGACATTTGACATGGTTCGTGGAGCTGACTTTAAGCCACTAACGCCAACTATGGACCGTCCGATTGATCAGGATGCTTTCTTCACCGTAATTATCGTTGAAGGAAACCTCTGCTGTTCAGCTCCGGCTCTCCAGGGTGTAATTTACGCTTAATTAGGAGGATTGGAATATGTCACAGGTAGGATCATTTGGTGTTAATTATAAGAAGACTTTCACAACAGATACTCTTCCGTTGCCAGTACCGGTAACGACTGTAGGATCGCTTGTAGAGGGTGACTTCGTATTTGTTCAGGCTGATGGAGCTATTGACCAGTACGCTTTCGTGAAAATCGAGGCTGATGGTCAGGCTGCTATGTTGCATACAACAAATGCAGGATCCAATGCGCTTATGGTTGGCGTAGCTCAAGTAGCTGCTGCTGACAATGAGTATCTTTGGGTTTGGATCGGCGGCCCAATGGGCGGCGGTGTAGGTAAGGGTATTCGTGGAAAGGTAGCTGCTGGCTTTGTTGCTAAGGCTAACCTTAACACAACTTCGTCAGGAACTCCTGGCGTAGCTGACGATGCTTCGACTACGCTTATCAAGGGTGGTGTTGGACTTGCTTCAACAACTCCTGCGGCTGCTGTAGAGCTTGGCTCAGTAGATCACCTACGAGTCAACTAACCTAAATGGGGGGTAGCAATACCCCCCTTTTTGTGAGGATTTATGCCAACAGTTTCAAATCTTATTGGACTTGGTATGCCACCTGAGCACGCAGTGCAGATATGCGACGGGGTACAACCTGCCGTAGTAGATGCCACCGCTGCCGGTGTTCGTACTAAGCAAGCAGTAAATAACGTAAACGACACAACCCCAACAGCGGCAGAGCTAACAACTTCGTTTGGTGCTCCTGCTACTGTAGGAACGGGTTTTGTAGGTATTGTTAAAGATAACGACGCTGATACTAACTGCTTTGTAGTGGTATCAAATGGAACGTCTTTCTTTTACCTAAAGTTTACTAAAGCTACATAATTATTAGGGGGGAGCAATCCCCCCGCTTTATTAGGTGATTTATGACATGTTTAGCCGGTAATACAGTAACCTCTACCCCAACAATCGCTACGGCTACTAGCACAACGATTGCCACCGCTGATGGCTTTCGTAAGTTTCTACTTATTCAAAACAATTCCGCTGCTGACATAGCTATCGGGCTTGAGGGTCAGACCTTAACAGGAATAACTCCAACCTCTACAAATAAATGCTTTGTTCTAAAAAGCACAGCAGGGCTTAACATATTACGGTTTGAGGCAGGGTTTGTACCGGCTGGAGCTATAACGGCCTATCAAACAAGCGGTAGCCCTATCAATACGTTGGTCGTTATTGAAGGGTAGTGCTATAAATAAGTAGGCACTGACGCCTATTTATGGAGATTAGACAATGGCACAAGTAGATTGGGGAAGCATAATGTCAGGGCAGCAGCAGCAGAAAAAGCGCTATGCTGGAATGAACGTGCAGTTTTTCTATGCTTACAACGAAAATGAAGAGAAGTCGCTAAAAGAGGGTCGTCCTATATTTGACGAAATACCTTCTATCAGCATCCAGGTTCCAGGTGGAGATACAACGGTTAGACGTATTGAACCGCAGGATATTCACGAATACCCAGAAAAGTACCAGGCTTTTATGGCTGGTTCTGAGCCTGTAACTGAAGGGACACCGCTTGCTGAGTGGCCTATGATACCAGGAACCGCCATGCGTGAGTTTCAGTATCTTGGCTTTAAAACAGTAGAGCAGGTGGCTAACGCTACAGAGGATGCCAAGCGCAAGCTAGGAACATTATCCAAGTTTGTTAAGCTAGCTAAGGAGTGGTTGGCCGCTGCTAATTCTGACCAGAATGACGTAGCTAAACTTAAAGTGCAGCTAGAGCAGTATCAGACAAAGTACGCAAAGTTAGAAGAGAAGTTAGAGCTTCTTATGCAGCGTATTGAGGCTAGCGAGGGCACAGATTTGCGTGATGAGCGTACATCTGACCCGCTCGATGATGAGCCAACAGCAACGCCAAGGCTAAGGGGTAGACCAAGGAGAGTATGAGCATAGCTACGGTTATACAGAATGTCGCTAACGAAGCTGGCTACACCGTAGAGTCTAATATTTTTACCTCTACAGAGACGACAACTAAGCAGCTTTTAGCGATAGCTCAACGTATTAATCGTGACATTTTTGAGGCGTATCCTTGGCCAAAGTGTTACGCCGCTGGCTCAATAACGCTGGTGGGAGGGCAGTCAACCTACCCTCTACCGGCGGCTTTTTCTAGTTATCAGTACGAGACGTTCTGGAATCAAAGCACTAGGTGGCGTGTCCTTGGCCCTATTTCTGAGCAGGATTATGCTCAACTTCAGGGCTATGGACTTATGCCTACAATTTACCAGCGCTTTCAGATTAGAGGGCTAGGTAATAACGAATTATTTATCAGTCCTACTCCTGGAGCTACTACAGCAGGGCAGGTACTTATATTTGAGTACATAGCTGATAGGTCCGTAGTACCTAGAACATGGGTAGCTTCCACCGCTTTTGCTGCCAACTCTTACTGCATATACAACGGCAATTACTATACAACTACGGCTGGAGGCACTACAGGAGCCACAGCACCAACGCATACAAGCGGAAGTGTATCTGATGGTAGTGTGACATGGACCTACTACAACGGCCCGTACAGCGAGTTTAGAGCCGATACAGATACAAGCATATTTCAAGAGAAGTTGCTTGAGCAGGGCATACTAGAGCGCTTTGCTCAGATCCATGGACTTGAAGGTGTAAGGCCACAATTTGATATGCAACTGCATGAAGAGTATGGCCGCACTAAAGCAGGTAAAGTGGTTTATGCAGGTGGGTTTAGCAGACCTACTCAGTTTGCAAGAAGTGGAATAGCTGCATTTGGGAGCTGGATATAATGAATGAGCAAGCGATGAATCCTAACGCTCCGGCGTTTGCTAGAAGTAATCCTAGAGCATATTACGCTTGGCTTACTAGTCAGGGGCTAGGCCATAGAGACGCTTATGACCAGACCACAAGTGTTTTTGGTCAACCTAAGACACCGCAGCAAATCGCCGAAGAAGAGGCCGCAGCCAAGCAAAAAGGTGGATTGGCTCAGGCTGGAGGCGCTATAGGTGGAGCTATAATAACAAATGAAGTTATGAGAGGCTTTCCAAATATAGGGGGATTATTTGGTTCTGGTAGTGGCGCGCAAGCTGGAATAAATGCTTTAGGATCTAGTGGTGCTCCGGCAGTTCCTGGTGCCGTTCCAATGCCTCCATTACTAGGTGGTGAAAGCGCATTAGGAGCGCAAGCAGGAGGATCTACTTTAAGTTCTATTGGCTCAGTGGCATTACCAGTGGCCGTAGGTGCGGCAATAATAAACAAT